CAGGTGAATATCTTGAAGGTGAATGGGAGCGCGCACTCCATGCTGCGCAACTCTTAAAGACTGGAAAAATCTATTTTGAAGCACTTCCAGATTTCTCATTACAAGACATTGAGAATGTTATTAAGAAAGGCATTAGAGAGAACGATATCAAGTACGTATTCCACGACTATATACACACGAGTATGAAGATTCTCGAAGAGATTACTCGAAGAAGCGGCGGTGTGCGCCTTAGAGAAGATAATATTCTCTTTATGATTTCCGTAAGACTTAAAGATTTGTGTAATCAGTATGGAATATTTATTATGTCTGCGACTCAGTTGAGTAATGATTATCACGAGGCAGAGGTTTATGACCAAGGATTGCTTCGTGGCGCAAAGTCTATAGCAGATAAAATTGATGCTGGTTCTATTTTACTTGAGGCGACGGATAAAGATAAAGAGGCGCTGGCGCCTTTGGTTAAGCGTCTTGGATGTGAGATGCCAGATATTAAGATGTCGATTTATAAGAATAGACGAGGTCGTTGGAAGAATGTTCTAGTCTGGATTAAGTCAGATCGTGGTATTTGTAGATTAGATCCGATATTTGTAACTAAATATAGTTATGAATTAGTTGATATAGAAGATTTTAAGATAAATGTAAAGAAAAGCGTTGACTTATCAGCGTTTTAAGGAGTAGAAAAATGAGATGGACTAAAAAATATCGTAATAAAGACTATAAAATAGTAAAACGCTTTGCTCTATTGCCTATTCGAGTAGGCAATGAATATCGTTGGTTTGAAACTTGTTATGTGCTAAAAGAAAGAAGCTATAGTTGGGGAGAAGACCTTGGATGGATTAATATTTCTTGGACAAATGCTGAAACTTATACAATGTGGAAGAATGGTTGTCAGGATAGATGCGCTGATAAATTTTGTATGCATTGGATGGAAGGCGGTTTTTGTGATTTAGAAGAAGCCAAAGTTGATAATAATGGAGTATGTTATAGCAGGGTGGGTAAATATGAAAGATCTTAACATAAAAAATCCAGAACGAGTTACTCAATGTAGTGCAACTCAATGTTTATATAATAAAGATGAATATTGCACAGCCTCACTTATTCTTCACGATGAACGAGGTATTTGTAAGATATTCATGCCAAGAGACAAGTTTGAAAAGATGATAGAAGATTTGAAGCGTTTTAATGAAAGGGAGGCTTGTAATGGATCAAAAGAACACAATAGTAAAATGTAAGGCGCACCCTGATTGCCTATTTAATCATAATGGAGTATGTGATAACTATGTGATTAATATTGGCGCCGATGGGAAGTGTGAGGGGTATGTTAAAACCGCTTCAGAAGAAAATATGAAGAATGGGGTTATTGGAGAATATAAGGGGTTTACTCTTAAAGAGCAAAAAACCTGTCACCCAGACTGTATCCACTTTGATGATAGTGATATTATGGTAGGTCCAATATGTTTATTCAATCATCCAGAACCTCTTAAAGACTTTTTTGAGGGAATGCCTTGTGACTATTATCATTCAACAAACTATACAAGAGGTCAACGAGCAAAATGTAATATTTGTGATGATATGATGGATATTGATGATAAGCATTTAGGCGAAGCTGTGACAGTTAAAATGAAAATTGCAGAACTTAATAAACCAAATAAGAATAAAGCTATCATAAGCGACTGGGCTTTCGCAGCTACACCAGACATTTGTAAGACTTGTAAAAAAGTAGTTTATGGACAGCCTTGTAAATATAAAAATGTATCATATGGAATTTGGACTTGTTACGAGGAGGAAAAATGAGCAAGTATGACTCCAACGAAATCAAACAACAACTTACCTTCCAACAAGTCTTCGATTACACCGCAGAGCTTGGCGGCAATCCTAAACTTGACCCCGGAGGAGGAGAAGTTTTTACTGCCCACACTATCTGCCATAACCCAGCTTGCACCGGATCACACAAGTTATACTACTACGGGAATACTCGACTCTATCGCTGCTACACTGAGTGCGCGGGAGACGCGTTTGACATATATGACTTAACACGGCGCGCAATGAAGATCCAGCGCGGCGAAGAGTGGTCACTATCACACGCCGTTGGGTATGTTGCCCGCTATTTCGGCATAGCTTCATCTGAAGACGAGAATTTTGGAGATGCACAACAAAAACTTCGTGATTGGGATATTTTAAAGAATTATCAACAAAATAGCTCCATCAATAATGATAAAAAAATAATTGAGTTCAAAAAATTTGATGAAAATATCCTTCAACACTTACCACGCCCGCGCATTACTCCATGGCTTAATGAAGGCATTACTCAAGAGATAATGGATTCTCGAGGTATTTGTTATGACCCCGTTAACCAAGGTATTGTGATACCTCATTATGATGAAAATGGAGCGCTAATAGGTATCCGTGAGCGCACACTTATTAAAGAAGAGGAAGCATATGGTAAGTATCGACCAGCGATTCTTAATGGTGTTCAATATAATCATCCATTAGGTTTCGCTTTATATAACTTGAACTTTTCAAAAAACAATATACGAAAAATACAAAAGGCAATTGTTGTAGAAGGTGAAAAAAGTTGCTTAAAATATGCATCCTTTTTTGGGACAGAAAACGATATTTCGGTAGCAGTGTGTGGAAGTAATCTTATTCAACATCAAGTAGATTTATTAATTAAACATGGCGCGAAAGAAATAGTGATTGGTTTTGATCGCCAATGGCGACAAAAAAATGATACAGAGTTTAATCAGTGGGTAAAGAAGCTTCAAGCAATTCATAAAAAATACTATTCTAAAGTGCAAATTAGTTTTATTTTTGATAAAGAAAACTTATTGCCATACAAAGCTTCTCCTCTTGACGAAGGAGCAGAAGTATTTATAGAACTGTTTAAAAGGAGGATTTTATTATGAATGAAAATATTAAAAAATGGTGTATCTATGCTCATGTTAATAAGCAAAATTAGAAAAGATATATAGGACAAAGCTGTAATATAAAGTAGAGATGGAGAGCTAATGGAAAGCAATATATTAAAAGCCCTCTTTTTTATTCTGCCATTGAAAAATATGGATGGGATAATTTTGAGCATATAATTTTAAAACAAAACTTGCTAAGTCAAAATGAAGCTGATTATTGGGAAAAATTTTATATCCAATTTTATAAAAGTGACAATCCTGATTTTGGATATAATTTAACAAAAGGAGGTCAGCTTGGACATTTGCACACAGAAGAAACTAAAAAGAAAATTGGTATTGCTTCTAAAAATACTTGGCAAAATTTACCAGAAGATAAAAAAGAAGAAAAGAAAGTATTTTTAAAGGAAATTAATGTAAAATATATAGAAAATTCTTCTTTTGAAGAACGAAAAAATAATACCTTAAAAGGAAGAATGGCATCTCGTGTATACTGGGATAGTCATAAAGAAGAAGAAAAAATTAAATTAGATAAAATGCGAATAAATTCAGTTAAAACCAATAGTAAACCAGTATATTGCATAGAAACCAAACAAGAGTATTCATCAAGTCAAACCGCTGCTCGAGCACTAGGAAAAACAGATGGTTCTCACATTCGTAGAAGTTGTCGTAATAAAGGTGAAACTAAAGGCTATGGTTATCATTGGTTGTTTATTGAAGATGTAGAAAATTATTTAAAGAAAGGATGAGATTGTGAATTGAACTATAAACTTTTAGGAAATATAAATCCGCACTATTCAGCAGTAGAGTAGGTGCTAACCAATAGAGGTATTCCCTACTATGATATCCATCACTGGCTGAATACAACGGATGCGGATATTAATGACTTTAACTTATTGGGCGCCGATCGATTGCGCAAGGCAGCTCAAACCTTAATAAAAACGATTTCTCAAGGCGCCCGAGCGCTGGTTATCGTGGACTCAGACTGCGACGGATTTACCTCGTCCGCGCTTCTAATCAATTACCTTTATGACCATTTCCCAGCTTGGCTTCAGAACAACTTAGACTGGTTTATTCATAGCGGCAAACAACACGGACTTAGTGATGTCGATGTTGAATGGGCGGCCGCCAATTACGCATTAATCTTGTGCCCAGACGCAAGCTCTAATGACTATGAATATCACCTAGCTTTTATCGACAAAGGTGTAGATATTATTGTCTTAGACCACCATGAAGCGGATATTGTATCTCCAAATGCAATAGTCATAAATAATCAGCTTTGCGCCTATCCAAATAAGCAACTATCAGGTGTTGGTATCACGTGGCAGTTTTGCAGATACCTTGATTCACTTATGCACACTGATTATGCGCAGAATTATCTTGACCTCGTGGCGCTGGGGAATACCGCGGATATGATGTCGCTTCAGTCAATAGAAACAAAGCATCTTATAATGAAGGGCTTCCGCGCAGAAAATATTCACAATCCATTTATCGCAACAATAGCTGAAAGTAATGCCTATTCTCTTGGAGATAAGATTACTCCACATGGCGCTGCTTGGTATATTGCGCCGTTTGTCAATGCTATGGTGCGTAGTGGTGAAGAAGAAGAAAAGGAGCTTCTTTTCAAATCCTTTTTAAAGTTTAAGGCTTTTGATTATATATACTCTACAAAGCGTGGGCAGAAACAGGGTGAAACTGAACAATTAGTGACGCAAGCAGTGCGTACCTGTAAGAATGTAAAGACGCGCCAAACGAAAGCTCAAGATGCAGCAATGGAATTACTTGAAGAGCGTATTACTATGGAAAATCTGATGGATCATCAAGTCCTTTTATTCCTTCTTGAACCTGGCGAGGTTGAGCCAAATGTAGCTGGTCTTGCCGCAAATAAAATAATGGGTAAGTATCAGCGTCCTTGCGCCGTACTTACAAAACGCGAAAAAGAAATGGATGCAACCCCCACTCTTAATGCGCGCAAGTATTTCTGTTACGAAGGTTCAGCGCGAGGCTGCGATAAAGCAGAAGTATCTAATTTCAAAGATATCTGCGAAGGAACTGGTCTTATCCAATATGTGGCTGGACACCAAGGCGCGTTTGGCTTAGGCATTCTTCCAGAGGACGTGCCTTTCTTTCTTGAATCGACTGACCGCGCGCTTCGTAATATGGCATCTGAACCAGTCCATTATGTAGACTACATCTACCGCAATACAAATGTAGATCCTAATCAAATCCTTGAAATAGCTGAGCTTGATGGTATCTGGGGCAAGGATGTGGAAGAATCATTCGTTGCTATTGATGGCTTAAAAGTGACCGCAGATATGGTAACTGTGTATATAAAGAAAAACAAGACCCTTAAAATAACTCTTCCCAACCGCTTGTCGATAATGTTATTCAACGCACCCGATGACTTGTGTGAGAAGCTTCAAAACACTCAAGGCTATGTGGAAATGGATATCATTGGAAAGCCAAATAAGAATGAATATAATGGCTGGGTAAGTCCGCAGATATTTATCGAAGAATATGCAATTACAGGTGAAAG